AATCCACTTGCTCCTCTTAGCATTTCTAGCGCTGGCCAAAATATTGAATTAAATCCTCAGTATGCAACAAATTTAGGTAGAATTCTCTTCTACGATAGGGGAAATAACGCCTATATGCAGGGGATGCTCAAAGCTAGTCTATTCCGCTTTGATATCGGCACCACTGAGGCAATGAGGCTTGATGCCAATGGTCGTCTGGGCATAGCCACGAGCAATCCATCACAAAGGCTACAAGTAGCCGGTGGTTCTATTCAACTTGACTCTAATACTGGCGTTGCATTTGGAGACTTTAACACCCGGCTCCAAGGTTCTGTAGATGGTGCTTATACTTTCTATGGCAATAGTGCCGCAAGGATGTCTATCACGTCGACCGGCCTGGTGGGCATCGGGACGAGCAGTCCGACAAGAAATCTTGTCGTAAATAAATCTACAGCTAACTCTTGGGTCTCTGTTAGATCTTCAAACACAGGTAGGGCTGGCATCCTGCTGGGTGATCAGACTTCCGATGCCATGGCGCAGCTTGCCTATGACAACAATACCGAAGCTCTGCAGTTTGTTTCCGCTGGTCTCGAGCGGATGAGGCTTACAGCCATACCGGGTGGCACTCGGTTAGGGATCGGCACGAGCAGTCCTGATAGTTTGCTCCATTTGCGTGCAAGTTCCCCAGAATTAATTATTGATAGAGCAACCGCAGTAAACACAACTGGTGGTACTGAGGAAGTTGCTAAAATTACGGCCAAGGGTCAAAAGAATGGTATCAGTGCGCCTGTTGGTTCTATCATCTTTAGGCAAGACTCAACTACATGGTCAGCTGTTAATCAGTACCACAAGGCCACACGCCTGGAATTTTGCACGCAGGACTCAGGGACGTCTGATAAGTCAGAAGTACCACGGTTAATTATTGACCGGAATGGTGCCGTAGAGATCCCAGGAAACCTGACTGTTGGTGGGACTATCAATGGTAGTAGTGGTGGCGGTGGCGGCGGCGGTGGTGCTGTTTCCTCTAGTTATGTCAACGTAAAAGATTTTGGAGCCGTTGGTAACGGCACAACAGATGACACTCCTGCTGTAAGGAATGCTCTCAATGGTGGTGGGACTATCTACTTCCCTGCAGGTACTTATCGAATTACCAGTACTTTAAGCCATACGTCGGCTTTCAATGTTGTTGGTGACGGTCAACAATCTCGGATTATGTTCGATGCATCGTCAAATAACCAGAACTTGTTTAATCTAGAGACCAACGTCCGTCATAATAATGCTAAGAAGTGGTCCTTTAGTAGTATTGCTCTCAGTTGTAAAGCTGTTACAAATAGAGTACATGCTGCTGGTATCAGAATTGCATACACTGGTGCAGCTACAGTAATTGGTGGTACTAACTACCTAGAATTAAATGATGTACACATTGTTAGTGAAATAACTACTGACGCAACTCAAGCTTACTTTAGATATGGGCTTTCAACAGTTAACATTGGCGGTATTGTTGCAGATAATTTAAATATTTCTTCGTTTAATGTTAATACAGAAAATGATACTAGTACTGTTGGAATTCTTATTGAAAATGGACTAGAAGGTCACGCTGTAATTCGTGCTTTTACTGGTAATAACATTTACATCCAAAGGTATTATAGAGGTCTACATGCAACAAAAGCTGGCGGTGGTCAAAACATCGAAAGCATTTATATGACTCAAGGTGAAATTGTTTGCAATAAGGGTATCGATCTTGCAGCTTCACACGCTACTTTTATTAATGGTATGCACATTGAATGTCAGCGTGAATCCTACATTAATACCAGCGATGGTGGTCCTCACCGAGTTGTAGGCTGTGATCTACGCGGTGGTCGTAATGGTACTCAAAATCTAACCGATTACATAATTAAAATCGGGGTAGATAACTGTTCAATTACTGGAAATTATATTACTGCTCAAATGCCTAGTACCGGTTGTATTAAAACAGGTGGTAGTGTTGGTAACCCTGACAATGTAAGCATTGTAGGTAATATTTTTAATGGCAATGGTTCGTCTACCTACCGTGCTCTTTCTTGTGAGTCCGGCTCTTCCAACGTTATATTTTCTGCTAATATTGGCAGTGGTTTTGGCGGTAACTCCAACCCAGTCTTCAATCAAATTGGTACTGGGCAGGGTAAATTGAACAATACAACTAACGAGTTTCTGTAATTAATTCTTATTTTTCATAAAAAATCATGTCTATTACTTGGTCTATTCCGGCTCTTGAAAGTCGGACCGCAGATGGGTTTGTCCTCACTGTCCACTATGATGCTGCTGCTACTAATGAACAGTTTTCTGAAAATATTTACGGGTCTGTTTCTCTTCCTACAGACTCAGAGCTTACCATTCCTTATGATGAGATCACAGAAGAAATTGCTGTAGGATGGGCTAAATCAACCTTGGGTGAAGAAGAGGTCGAGAGAATCGAAACTGAACTTGGCAAGCGTCTTGCTGAGCAAGTAGCTCCACCAATAGTTTCTGGTACTCCCTGGGAGTAATAAATGTTTGAAGTAGTAATTCCAGTAGGAGTTGCTTTGGCTACAGGGTTTTCAGTACTTATGACGCGGATCCACTCCCGCGTTCATGAGTTAGACCGTAGAGTAGATAAGTTTGAATTAAGAGTTGCTGAGGAGTATCTCACCAAATCTGATTTTTCATCTGCTCTAGATCGAGTGGAAACACATATGGTCCGTATTGAAAACAAACTGGATCGTTTGTCAACTGCAACCATCACTCTAGAACAATGATTAAACTAATTCGTCCAATTATTTTTGCCTTTTTGCAATCTGAAGCTGTAAAAGAACTTGTTGTTGACCTATTGGCTGCATACGCTGAGCGTACTGACAATGAGGTTGACGACTATGCGGTCGATCTGATTCGACGGGAGCTAGGTGTTGAAAAAGAAGGCGACTGAAGATCAGTTTAACGAGCTACATAATCTAGTAACTAAAGAATTCCTCGCCCGCATTAAGTCGGGTGAGGCTTCTACTCAAGATTTAAAAGCAGCTTGTGACTGGCTAAAAACTAATGACATCAGTGGTGTTGCTTATGACGGTAACCCTCTAGATAAGCTGGCAAACATCATGCCAGAGATTGACCCTGAAATGGTACAGAAGAGGCTGTATGGCAAGTCGTACCGCTGAATATTACAGAAAGAACCCTGCTGCTAGAAGGCGCAGGTTGAAGCAACAATCCAGATACCAGAAAACAGAGGTTTCAAAACGTGTTCAACTTAACCGGATTAATCGAAAGGTAGGAAAAAAAGGAGACGGTAAAGATGTTAGTCACTGTGAAGGTGGCGGCACCCGTTTAGAAAAAGCTTCCAAAAACCGAGCGAGAAATCGTGGAAAACTTAAGTGTAAGCGTAAGTAATGACTCCTTTGTTCCAACATCCTGATAACTATTTATTCAATTTAATAGCAATGACGTCACCAGAAGCCAAGCGCCTATGGAGGCGCGCTATTAAAGAACATTTTGACAACACTTGTATTTATTGTGGTAAAACTCATGACACATCAGATCTTACTATTGATCACGTTCATCCTAAGTCTTTGGGTGGCGAGACAACCACATCAAACAGCGTATGTGCCTGTTTTAAGTGTAATCAGGAAAAAGGAACAGAATACTGGCGAGATTTTATAACTCGCTTTGATAATCCATTAAGAGAACAATTAATTTTATCTCATATCAAATAAATAACTTGTCCACTAACGAATAACTAATACCGCGCTCCGCAAGGGGCGTTTTTTTTTA